CGTGCCGTTAGCATCTGGTAATATAATATCTCTATCTGCTGTTATCGACGTTGCTTGTAGCTTTACTTCCCAATCGTCTGGTGTAGTGCCTTCAAATATAAGTTTAGTACCTTGGCTAATCCAAATATGTCCTTGTGGATACAGTGCAATATCTGAATCACTTTGTATGTCTAAGTCTGTATTTTTACCACCACTTATGCCATTTGGAAATCTAGTGTTTGTCATGTCAGTTTCTCCATGTTATACATATTTATATTAATATCCATAAAAAAACAGGGCCCTTACGGCCCTGTTTTGTATCATAGTAGTAATAAACTATTACTGGAAACTTAGATTCGCAGTTGTTACTGAAATCTTGTTCAAGTAGTCAGCTGCGTTACCAAGTGACGAAGCCTGGTTGCTTAGTTCTACATAACCATAACGTGTCATGAAGCTAACAACTGGTTCGAAAGTTGACGGATCAAGTACAGTACCGCTTGACATCAATGGGATGTATGGGCAATAGAACGCTGCTGCGTCTGTTTCAGTAGTACCTTTGTAACCAACAAGTACAGTATCGTCTGACGCATACTGGTTAACATAAACACGCATAGTACCGTTTAGAGTACCTACGAATTTAGTGTTAGTTGGTGCCTCGAAAGGACCTTCAGTAGTACGTGCAAATGCACTAGTAGTTGCTGACTGTAGTACAGTTAGCATAGTTGGGCTTACGATAACCCAGTTACCAGCGCCACGACGTGTACGTGCAGCGATAGTGTTTGCATTCTTGTTAATTAGAACTGCTAGAGCAGCATGTTCGTCACCAACGAATGTAGCAGTACCACTTACACCAGCTTGGTTATAAGTATCTGTACCACCGGACAAGCTAGTTAGACTTGCAATGATTTCCTGGTCGATTTCAGCAGTAATTTCTTGTGCAAGTGCTTGCATAATTTCTGCTTCAACGTCTAGGCCATGCATTGATTGAGCGTCTTGCGCTGCTTCAAATGTCCAACGTGCTGATAGTTTACGTGTCTTAGCTTCAACAGTTTGCTTTAGAACTTGGATAGATAATTTCTTACCACCAAGTGCTTCAAGTGCGCTAGTTGAGTCTGCTTTGCCAGTGCTTGAGTTACCTGAGTAACCGTTTGCAATTGCAAATGGGCTTAGTGCTTCGTCGCCTGCGATCGCACCCGCAAAGGTTTCTGCATAGCGTACACGTAGAGTGTGGATCTGGCCTACTGGACCAGTCATCGGCTGTACACCAACAATCTCGTTGGCGATAACAGTAGGCATTACACGACGAATAACTGGAAGAATAACTTTGTTAAGTGAAGCAATGTTGCCAGCTTGAGTAGTTCCCGCTGCGGCACTTTCTGACAAGTAACGCTTTGTATTCTCAAGTGTAACTTCCATCACTTTTTTCTTAGTTCCAGTAAGACCGTCGGTAAGGGCTTCTTTGGTAGCTGACCAATTTTCAAATAGGTTGCTCATTTTCGGTCTCCTTAATTTATACCGGCTAGTTTACGAAGGTTAACGATATTTGAATCTACTGAAGCTCCGGCTGCAGTTGATTTATTTCCAGTGACTTCTTTAGCAGATTCACTTAACACCTTCTTAGTTTCTGGTTTTTTAATATCTTCTCTCAATACTGAGGGTAGATATTTATTGAACGCACTTTGTAGTTCCATAGTCTTGGTACTTTCAAGTAATGCATTCATTATTTCTTTGTGTTGCTTACTAAGCGGAGCCATCATTTCATTCATGATAGCTTTACGTTGTGCTACATCCTCAGCAATACGTACTTTACGTGCTGATTCTTGTAGTTGTACATCCTTAGTAGCAATTACTTTGTTTGCTTCGTCGATCTTTGCAGAAAGATTGTTTACTTTTTTGTTTAGTTTTGAAACTTCTGTGCCTTCTGACAAGTAGCTTCCCATAAACTCAGCTGCAAATGTTTCAAATATCTTACGTCCAAAAGTATTTTCTTTTGCAACTTTGATATCTTCACGTAGTGTAGTAAGTTCTTTCTTGAGTGTTGACTCTAGAATTGCATTTACTTTCTTTGCAGCATTTTCAACAAACTGACGTTTAGTTTGATCGATTACAGCTTTGCCTTCTTTTATCATTTTGACTTTAGCTTCAACTAGTGAGCGTTTATCTTCATGAAACTCATTAAGCTCTTTTGTAAGTTGCTCAAGAACAAAACCCTCTAATTGGATCATGTTTTTACCTTGAGCAGAACGGTCTTCGCGAAGTTCATTAATTTCTTTGCGAAGTGTATCCATAACAAAGCTATCAAGAACCTTTGCGTGTTCTTTCATGTGCTTACGGTATGCTACACGATCTTCAGTAACTTTTGCTTTGTCTGCTTGGAACTCTGAAAGTTCTTTTGCAATAACATCACCTAGCATAGCATCCATAGCTTCAACGATTTGCGACTTGTCATTTTCATAACGTGTTGCAAATTCTTCACGAAGTTCAGCAGTAATTGCTTCTCTCGCTTCATTGATTTTAGATTCCCATGCTTCGCTAATTGAAGATCTTACCTCTTCGGAAAGCGTACTTGAGTTTAATAGTTCATCGATTGCGTGAGCCATATTAATCTCTCCTATACTTTAGATTGGTTATCAGTCTCGATATCTCTTCTTGGAGATATCGTTGTGCGCCTTTATCGTGTTTAACGGCACCAGCAACATCCATTAATACATTACCACGTCTATGATTCATAATTCTTTCATAAATTGGATCGGGATATGCATCAGGAGCACTTGGATTAGCAACAATGTCTACAGTAATGATTTCAAAATCTTTTACATGACCATTGTCACCAACGTTGCCGCTTCCTCTACTAGACACGCCTAGTTTTACTCCACTTTCCAATAGGGTTTTACAAATATTACCCATTGGAGTTGGAAGAATTTTAAGTTTGCCGATACCGTTGTTACCGTTAATATCCATCTCTGTGATAATGTGTGACACACGATCAAGATTGATGTTAAGGTCGTCTGGGTGATCAGCTTCGCCTAATACCGAATATCCTTTTTTGATCTTTTCATTAATAGCTTTTACAGCTCTATGAATTTCATCCTTTGGATAAATGCGATTGTTTTGATTACGTACATCACCCTCAATGAAAATACCTTTCATATACAGACTTTTACCGTTTGACTCTTCAACAGATTCCGTAACGATATTTGCCTGATTAAATGAAAGATGTTCAGTGATTAGCTTGTTGTACATATTACTTCATCTCTCTTTTTGGAGCAGGTGCTGCACTTAATTTTGCGCCAGCTTCTGGACCTTTAACGTTCATTGGCTTTGCTGATGGTGCTTTACCGCCTGCTTCTACTTTAGTATCAGTTGGGTGTGGCTTTGCATCAGTTGGACCTTTGCCGCCTTTACCTACTGGGGATTTTGCGCTTTTATCGCTGCCGTCTGCCATATTTGCAGTTACAGACTTAAGAGCTACTGACTCGCCGAAGCCTTCCATTTCTGGCTCTTCTTCATTGTCCATGTCCATATCTTCGCTGTCGTCACCCATTAAATCAGCAAATGCCGCACGTAGTTCTGCAATTGCATCTTCTACGTTAGTTAATGCTTCTTCTGGATCGGGTGCGTCCATGTCCATATCTTCGTCGTCTCCGCTGATGTCGCCCATGTCCATTGACATGTCCATGTCTTCTTCATCGCCGTAGTCTTCTTCGCCAGGCATATCTTCATCATCAAAAATTTCTTCTTGATCAATTTCTTCTTCTGCAGACTCGATGTCGTTTAGGAAGTCATCTTCTTCGTCGCTTACATCGATTGTTTCGTCTAAGTCTTCGTCTTGAATATCGTCTTCTACAACTTCATCACTCTCAGTGATTGCAGCCCAATGATTCTTTGCTTTTTCAACAAATACATTGTGTAGTAGATCAGCGGCTTTTTCACGCTCATCGTTGACTAGATACTCAAGGACTTTAACTAGTGAATTTTTGTGATTGCTCATTTGTTAATCTCCTTACAAAATGTTAACAGGCTTACCAAGATGGTTTACAATTTTATTTACACCACCAAGATGTTTTACTTATCAAAATGCCCAAAAAAACGTCTTTTTTAGATTTCGATAAGTTAGATAAGTAATTTCGCTAAATTATTGTGCTGCGGGCTGTGCGTAAATTGTTTTAACTCGTTTAGTCCTGCTAGCGTGTTCAACGTTATGCACTTCACGTTGCTTACGTAATCTATTAAGATGCTTTAATGTAAGACGACTTCTACGTGCATCGTCAATTTTACGATTGCTGTATTCGTTGTCTTCATCATCATAATACTCTACTAAAAATTCATTGCTACGCATTATACTTCCCCCTCAGGTGCTGTTGCATTTTCTGCACCACTAATTGGTGATTCGTCCGAAGCTGCTTCATCACCGCCTTCTAAATCAGTCTCGCCACCCATGTCTGGCGGAGAATCGAAACTACGCACGCCAACACTACCAAGTCCTGGCATACTGTCAGCTTCAGGTGCAGCACCGCTTTGGTTTTCTTCTTCCCACATACGTTCGTTTTCTAAAATTTCTTCCTCAGTAAGTCCTAGATACTTGCTTAGTAAGAAACGCTTGCTCAAATATGGAGTAGCTTCTAAATTAGCAAATACAGCACTGCGAGCATTATGAATTTCAATTTCTTTGTATTGGCTGAAACTTTGTGGCTCTACAAATTTAAGTTCAAAAATACTTGCATCAATATTGATACCTCTATTTTTCATAAACAGTTTGAACTCTTTATCAAATGTAGGACTAATAATGTTTTGCAATCTTGAACAATACTGGTTGAATCTATATTCTTGTATAAACGCAGTTCCTACTTTACCATCAACATATGTTGAACTACCATCATCTGGACCAGTTGGCAAATAGCTGCTAGGCACACGCAATGCTCTAAGCATTTTGTTTGTAAAGTAACGCAAGTCATCAATTTGACCTAAATTGTCACCGCCGGGCAACACTTCAACTTTACTACCACGACCTTCTGCAGTTTGAGCAAAGAAATAATCTTCCATAATGCTTAGGGGATTATACGCTGCATCCATAATGGTTGTACCGCCGCCTGTACGACTAGGAATACGCTTTTGGTGAATTTCGTTTTTTACACGCTCAACAAAGCCCATAGCTTTGTTTGCAGGCATATTACCTACGTCAACATAAAACACACGACGTTCGGGTGCTCTTTGAACACGATAGATAATAATACTGTCTTCCAGCAATTCTTTTTGCTTGTAAGTTTTGAAGATTGGGTCTAAAATGCTATTACCAAATGGGAAGTCGCTGTCCATGCCCTCAGTCATTGCACTGTGTACAATGTGATTAGCATCAACTGTGTATTCTTGCGTTGGGCCACCACTTTGATAGTTACCACTGTTAGCGTTCATTGTACCACCAGTTGACTGTGTTCTCATTTGAGTGTTAACTGTGCTGTATGTTTGACCGAACTGGACTGGCTTACTTACAGTTTTATTTTGCATGTTTAGATCGATGTTTCTAATAATATACTGTTCGGGCAATTTACCTTTTGATTCGTTAACGATCACTTTACTAATATCAACTGGATTTACGTGTAGTAATTCCCATGTTTCTGGGTCACGAATAAAAAACTGATCACCGTACTTAATAATGTTACGGAATGTTTTAAATGCTCTACGATCCCAATCGTTTAAGTTACACCATTGGTGTAGTGTTTGCTCTAGAATTTTTGTTTCGCTTTCAGTTGGATCTTCTTTAAATTTAAATCCAAAAGGAAGATTTGTTGTTTCGTCAAGCTGTGTACTAAATTCTGCAATGATATCTAGCGCAGCATTAATTTCGCTGTCCATATCCATTTGGTCGTATTGTGCATAACGCTCAACACGGTTTGGTTGTCCACTGTATACTTCTGGTAGCCAGCTTTGAAAGCGGCTCGAGCTACTAGGTTTCGCAGAACTAGTAGCTTGTCCTTGATATTGCGTGAAGTGTTTTTTCCATGACATTGTTTTGATATCTCTTTTGTTGTTATTGTGTATTTATCTTATAAATTAATTAGTGACTTTAGAAACCGCCAGCGCCGCCGCCACTAATACCCGGAATACCTGCAAAATTGCGGACAGCAGCAGACCAAATGTCCCACGCTTCCGCTGCTTGTGCTGCTGCAGTAGAAAGACCACTAATATTAGAAATTGTTGCACCCATTTCTACCGAATTAAATATTGTCATCGGCATTCTGGCGATGGTGGCTAATTCTTGAAAACCTAGGGACTCGAGAACTAACGATGTGGCTACTGCACCTTCATTTTGCTGTCCAGGGCGAGGAGCACCAATGCCTCCCTCATCCGCTACTATACCAAATGCAGTTGTTCCACCACTCGATCTCATCGTATTTCCCGTGAGTGTGGTTACAAACTCCGACAGAGCGTTTGATCCTTCAGCTAACGATGTTCCCCAACCGCCTATTTGTGCATTAACTGTGTCAACATTTGATGCATCTATCCCTAAAGATCCTAGTATGGCATTTGTGACATCATTTTGTAAACCTACCATAAATTGTTCAGTGTTTGCTTGTAATCCCATCATTAGCGCAGATCTATCTTCCACTGCAGTTGCCATTGATCCCAATGCAGTATTAATCTTTGCAACTGAGTCAGACATAGTTTCTGCACCTGATGCAATAGTTTCTACCCTAGTTTGTAATGCTGCACTGGCACCTTCAACACCGCCAATAGCAAGTGTTACCATTGCAGAAGGATCAACATTTTTAACTTGCCCCGCTAATGCATCAACCGCAGCACTAATTGTAGCTGGGTCAGCACCTGACGCAATCATACCATTAATTTGTTCCATTGCACCTTTAACATCAACACCTTGACTTGATAATACAGCAGAGAATTCTGCAAATCCAGGTGCTAAT